GAAAACAGGGGATGCCCGTACAAACGGCAAGAAAAGTAAAAGGGTCGTATTATACGACACTGACAAGTTAGCATTCGGAGTACATGAATGCTTGCTAAGGGATTTCCGCGCGGTCTTCGGAAAAGACTTCCTAAAGGGAGCTAGCACTACACTCCTAGGCAGTCCAAAAGCTTTCAGGGAGTTTACATACCCTGATTACTCATCTGTAAGTGTGCCTTTGTTCAAAGCCCACGCGCAGATGGAGACGCTTTTAAAGAAGTACCGTTTCCGTGAAGATGCTTTCGATGATGATGCCCTTCGGCAGAATACGCTTAATAGCTATTTTGATGCCCAAGTTGAGCTTACCTGCTTTCCCAAGCAGACAATTATGTCTAAAAAGGTACTGCAGGAAGCTCGTAAAATTGCAAAATCGATCCTGGGAGAATATTCCCCAGAAGCTACTATCCTTCACGCAAGGTTTGGAAAGAAGAGTTCAATTGGATGCCCGCTGCACCTCGCACACATTGACTATAAACTGTCAAATGTGAAGGCATTTACGGGTTCTTTTGAGATGTCAGAATGGTTTATTAATAATATCTTGGCGGACGACAGTCTGCTTCAAGATATACTGCGATCCATACCACGAGAAAAACTTGTGGCAGGCGCGCCAAATCTGACCATTGAGTCCCTTATCCTCAAACAAGTTCCAAAAAGTTGGAAGATTCTGAGAACGATTACGCCGCTTACGCTTTTGGGTTTGTATTATTCCCATGGTATAGGTGGCCAAGTCACAGAATTGTTGAAGCACTTCGGTCTTGATATAACGAGACTGCAAGCTAGACACCGCCTCCTTGTGAAGAAGTTTTCGCGAACGAGAACGCATGTCACTGCTGATCTGCGCCGCGCTAGTGATTCCATTTTAAAGGAACACTGCAATTATATCCTCCCTCGTGATTGGTATGTAGCATTAAAACCGCTACTTACTCATCAAGTCATCTTTACTGATGTTGAGGGAAACGATACTGAAGCTTATACAGCTTCGGTGTTGCCTATGGGTAATGGTGCAACATTTCCGCTTGAGACCTTGATGTTTTACTGTATTATCAAGGCCATTGGGAACTTAGTGGGAGTTAGAG